CTGCCTATTATTGGTGGGCCTGACAGCCCTGTGCGTGATCACATAAAACTAGAGTGGTCATCTGCAACCCCTCGACACTCGCACCCCGTAATAGAATATCTTAGGGTGTGAGTGTCACCCTTTTTATAAACAAAGGAGCATTGACAATGAAAGACGAAATCGCCGCGCTTCAACGTGAACTGAAACATTTTAAAGCCAAAGCTAAGCGCTTAGATAAGGAGAACATCAACCACCGCGTTGATCTACGGCTGAATAAGAAAACCCTTACAAGGGTTCAAAGCGAGAACTACAACTACCGCGCCCAGCTACATAGGGCAGGCATCGCTGGTTTCGACGCTTAATAGTAAACTGGCCCTAGTTGGGCAGACTTGGCTTTGGCCGCAGTTAGCCAATTAATTTGTTTAATAACAAGTGCTTACACAGATAGTTTTCGTGTGGGCTCAGTGGGCAGAGTGTTTTCACCTTGTTGCTAAATAAAAACACTTTAACCAAAACACTATTTGTTTTCCCAGACCAACAATGCTGGGAACTAAGCCCACTCTGCCCACCCCTCGGATAAGTCCGCAGGACGGGGGCTCCAGCTGGGCTCACTTTTCGGTGCATGTCTAGTTTTCTGTGTACCGACACTATTATCGCTATAAAAGGAGCAGTTTATGACTAGATGTTACCAGTGCGACGAAATGTTCACGTTAGAGAATGATGTGAATGGTGCTCGATGTACCGATTGTCTGAAGTTGAACCAGCAGGTTAACGAAGCCGAGAACCTGAACCTGCGCGAAGAATTAGCTGAAGTAAAACGTTCGTTGGTTCATTTTAGAGCGAAAGCTAAACGGCTAGACCGCGAGAACGTCAACCAGCGTATCAATTTACGGACTTACCGCAAATACTTAGGTCATGCACAAGATGCCATCTCCGATTTGCAAGATGAACTTTGAAGTTTCTGGCTAATTCATGGAGTAGACTCAGCTTGGTCTGTGGTGAGTTAGTTTGCCGAATTCCTCCCTCGGGTAAGCTGGGAGGAACCACCTTGGGGTAGCGCCCTGCATTTCCCCTGAAGTACTCCCTACCAATGGGGAGCAGTACCCCACTCCCTACCAATGGGGAGTGGGCCTAATCACCCACGGCGTTGCATTCGGCAGCGTCTTAATTAAATCAGTATAGGAAGTATATTATGTCTAAGTCTCTTAAAGCATTACTAGGTGGATTCACTCCGACTGAATTACCGCAAGATATGAACTCTTTAATCCCTGAAGGTGAGTATTCTGCGATCATTGATAAGGTCGAAGTCAAAACCTCTAAAGCAGGCAATGCCTACTTGTCTGTATGGCACAAACTACAAGGCAACGCCTACTATAATAATAGTATGGTGTTTGATAACCTCAACGTGGGCCACTCTGATCCGAAGGTGCAGGCTTCTGCATTGGGGACTCTGGGCGCACTGTTGAAATCAGCAGGTATGACTCCCCAGGCAGGAGACACTCTTGACGATATGGTGTCATCTTTGCCAGGTTGTTCTACGACCATGTACGTCACTCGCCGAGATGGCGCTAACGGATACGGGCCTAGCAATAATGTTAGCCGTTATGTATCCCCTGCCATCCCTGACGCTGCGTAGTCACACAATGACTCAAAGCTCATTAGCAGTTCAGCTACTTGCACAAAGTAGTTGAACTGTTATATTCTAATTACTCACTCACACATACTCACTTATAGAAGGATACTATGATGTCTGAACACACCAAAACCCTCGCCATGTACCGCTCAGTCAGATATGACTACACCACCATTCAGGAAGTGTCACCCAATTACGAAGACGACAGTAATTACGTAAGAATCTCGGACTGTACCGAGGTCAACTTCATTGAACGTGACCAAGCTAATGTCCAAGAGGACATGATCCAAGGAACGCTAAGCGAAATAGATGCTGTCGAAGAAGACTATGCTCGAACTAGGATGAAGCTCGAAGAAAAGCTCAACGAACTACGTGCGCTCCCTGCCCCTGAAAGGATGGTTGCTGCATGAGCAAATTAAAACAGCAAATCGCGCACCAAAAGCAAATCGACTTACTCAAAGGTGAGATTGCTAATTATGAGCAAGCGAGCAAAGACAGTCAATTTGCAACCTATAACGCAAACAAAGCGGTTCTTTTGAAGGCTAAACTGGAAACAGTTATAGCAGCTGAACTAATAAGGAGAGACTCAAATGCTGATACTCCAGCGTAGGATCGGGGAGTCCATATTCATCGGCAAAGACCATGAAATAGAGGTCTGCGTCATCTCCTCATCGAAAGGTGAAGTAAAGCTAGGTTTCTATGCCCCTACTTCCATTCCAATCTACCGCAGCGAATTATTACGTGAGGATAATCAAGATGACTTTTACAAAACAGCCCCCAGAAATGTACTGGAGTCTTCTAACGGACTGCCCTTTTCCCGCGTTCTTTAGCGGCAAAGGATCAAAGCTAGACCACTCCAAAACGCAGTGGTTATTTCAGGGTGCCATGATGCACATGACCCTGCAAGCGATGGTGTCTGTCGATCAAAATGATCGGGCTAACTTCCAAACAAAAGTCAAAGGCACGGAGCACCGTGTGTACTCACCTATCGGGTATTACATGGCAGAGGATGACTTTGACTACTTTGAGTCAAGCAGCTACATCCCCAACTTCTTTCCCGAGGACGAGTGGTTACGACACATCGTCAGCAACTATGTGGGATGGGTCATCACCCGAGACCAAGCGATGATGCTGATGCATCTAGAAATCATCCATGACAACTATCCCATCGAGGATATGTTTGATCAATTCGAATATGTCGCACAGCACTTCGGACTCTTTCTGCCTTCACGCGATGAAAAGATCCCCGTGCTAAATAAGGCACCCGAGGCCGTACAACCGCACCTTCAGTTGGTGCACTAGGAGGACGTATGAAAACATTCAAGATCACCGCTGAGATCTGGGTTCGTGCAGAGAACAAAAGACAAGCAAATGAACTTTTATACTCAGAATGCAAGTGGTTTTTAAGTTTAGATAACGACTTACTATCGATACAAATCAGCGAAGCTAGTAAGACCAATGATAAGGAGGTTTTATGAGCAAAACCACCGTACATTTCGACGGGTATTACGTGGATTGTTTAGTAAAGCACTTCGTCCCCTACATGCCTATCCGATGGGGAGCTACCCCCGAAGACTCAGACCCTGCTTGTGATCATGAGTTGGATTTCGACATTATTCGCGTAGTAGCGAATACACCTGAACAGTGTGAATTACCCACGCTTGACGACATAGAAGTTGAACTTGTATCCAAACTACACATGGAGGCCGACTAATGACTGAATATCAACAAATGATGCGAGACCAATTAACTCGCAAAGTGTTATTCAATGAGCGTAAGCGCATTCGGCGGGCATCCGCCAAACAGATCGAAATTAACAAGCTCATGGTGTCACAACGCCGTGCAGTGGAAGATCGGGCAATTGCCCGTGAATTACATTGCGAAGTGTCAGATTTCGCTTACTAAAACCTACCATTTCAGAGGATAACTCGTGAAAATTGAAGATTACACCTTACTGACCCTAGATTTTGAGACCTATTATGGTCGTGGGTACTCGATAGGCAATAAAGACATCAACACCATCGACTACATCACCGATGACAAGTTCAAAATCCAATGTGTCGGTGTCAAAGTCGATGACGAGGACGTAGAAATATTCCGTGAGGACGAGATGGCGGAGTTCGAGCAGTTCTTACTGGATCTCACTCGTTCAGGCGAGCCTATCGCGCTCGTATGCCACAATACTGCCTTCGATGGCATCATTTTGCATCACCACTTCAACTGGCACCCTGATTATTACGTCGATACGATGTCTATGAGCAAGGGCATGTTCGTCGGTGCGCCTGCATCGCTCAAAGCCCTCTCAAAACGTCTATGGTCTGCAGATAGTGGCAAGCGTAAAGGCGATGAACTGGCCTTATCCAAAGATATTTACGATTTACCTCGCGAATTGATGGACATTCTCGCCAATTATTGCATTCAAGACGTCAAATTAACGTACGACGCCTTCCGAGTGATGTACGAGCACTTCCCAGAAGACGAGTTGTACCTAATTCATGCCCATATTCGTATGTTTTGTGAACCTTGGCTCCGGGTAGACACCAAAATCACCCAGGAGGAAATTGACGCCCAGGTGACTGAAAAACGTGCCGCATATAAGAAATCTGGCCTCCCATTGACTGTATTATCGTCCAATCCGAAGTTCGGTATCTATCTAGAGACTCAGGGATTTGACTTACCCGTCAAAGAGAACGCTAAAGGCGAGTGGATTGCTGCACTCGGTCAAAAAGATTGGGAATTCCTTAAATTCATGGCCGCTCACCCCGAGCTGGCTGATGTATTTGCTGCGCGTAAGTACGCTAAGTCAAATATCCAAGAATCACGCGCTCGTCGGTTCTTATCCACTGCCAAAAAGTTCAATGGCCTGATGCCTGTACCCCTGAAGTACTACGGCGCTCACACAGGCCGTTCTTCAGGCGGAGAAGCACTCAATTTACAGAATTTACCGCGTATTAACCCAAACGACGCGACTTCAGGCCGCTTGCGTCGCTCTTTGTGTGCACCCGACGGCTATTCCGTCATCGTGTCCGACTTATCCAACATCGAAGCGCGTGTACTGGCTTGGCTCTCTGGCAACACTGAGCTTATGGAGCTTTACCTTACAGGTGGTGACCCGTATCTACTCATGGCCTCAAAGATTTATGACTTTGATTACAACGATGCCCTCACACGCAAGTCTGAGAAATCATTCAAGGCTATGCGTAACGTAGGCAAAGTAGCTGTCCTCGGCCTCGGTTTTGGCATGGGCGTTAATAAGTTCTGGGTCACAATGAACACTGGCCCAATGGGTATGGACCCTATCCCAACCACAATCGACGAAGCCAAGCACATTGTCGGTCTTTATCGTGAGACTAACTTCCCTGTGGTCAACTACTGGGACAAATGCGATGAGATCATCAGCCAGATGCTCCAAGGCAATGTGGGTTTAACCTTTGGCCCCTTAGAAATCCACAACAACAACATCATCTTGCCTAATAACATGGCCCTCCAGTACCCCAATCTGTGCATGAAAGAAGATATTCGTGGTCACAGCTTCCAGTACTCACCCGAGCTTAACCAGTATGGCGATCTCAAAACACGTAAGTACCTATGGGGTGGCACACTCACCGAGAACATTGTGCAGGCGCTCGCTCGCATCATCATCACTGAGCAGGCCATCGCCATCGAGAAGCACCTCGATGACACCTACGGCCTCGATCAAGCACGCCTTGTTCACATGGTGCATGACGAACTCATTGTTGTCGGCCCTGAGAAATACGCCGAAGACATTTATAAAAGCATGATAGCCATCATGTCCACCCCGCCCTCATGGGCACTCGACCTGCCCTTAACCTCCGAAGGTGGCTGGGCAAATAACTACATAAAATAAGGAATATCACATGACTTACCCCATTAAACATTGGACTGCAAAAGAAGATAATTTTTTAGTCAATAACCCGCAAATGCTTCACACAGCAATCGGTAAAAAGCTAAAGAGGACTCCAGCAGCCGTTGGTCAGAGACGTCAAACGCTAGGCATCGCTAAAGCACACGTAAATCCTACTAAGATCGGTCCCGCAGTCACTAAAGCTAAAGCTAAAGCTGCAGTACCTGTCACACCTGTCTACACGTATGAAGGTAAGCACAACATTGCAACCTTCAACAAGTTAAGTTGGTTCGCTCGCACCTTGTTAGGCGTAAAAGCCGCATGAACTCACCTAATTACTGGTACAAAGGGGACGATAAACTCCTAAAAGGTTGTTGGCACGATGAGCAAAATACCCTTGCCGAGATCGCTGTCTGGATAGGACGCACCCCTAGCGCTATTTATCAGCAAGCACGCTTGATGAAGCTAGATACTAAAAATCGAACCCTTACGCCTAAATGCTTAGCCGAATATAAAGCGAAGCTAGCCATAAGGATAGCGCGGGACAGAAGCATTGGTAGCATTGGTTCAAACAATTATGAAGGGAGTGGGCAGCCCTTAGAAACGTGGTATACGCTATGATCGCTGAAGCGCTGTTCTGTTTGGCTCAAAATATCTACTTCGAGGCCCGCTCGCAGCCGCTCATTGAGCAGGTTGCAGTGGCGCAAGTCGTTTTGAATCGTGTGTACTCACCCAATTACCCCGATACAGTCTGTGCAGTCGTTTATCACAATAAATACCCTAAAAAACTGCATAGGTGCCAGTTCAGCTGGTTCTGTGACGGAAAAAGTGATGTACCCCGCTCTGCGGAGGCCTGGTTAAAAGCAAATCAAATTGCTTCCCTGGTGCTTAGTCCTGATTTCCCTGATTTAGTAGACGGCGCGACTCATTATCACGCCGATTATGTCAGGCCCAGTTGGGCAGCTACACAAGTACAAGTGGCACAAATCGGTAGCCACATTTTCTATCAATAACGGAGAACGTATGAACGTAACCTACGACAGTGCGGGGTATAGAGGCGATCCCCCTAAAAAAATCCCCAACAAGCTAGTTAAAGCTGACCCCATACTAAACTTAATAGAATGGTTAAAGTCAGGTGAACACGACTTTAACATCAGTAGCTTTAGGGCGGGACAACTTCATGTTCAGTTCGGAATAATCGAAGAAACCAATAACCAATAACGGAGGGAATATGCCCCAATTCCAACCCCTGTACAAACCAGACACCAAAGGCAAAGCCTGTGTGTGGTCTATCGCAGTCAACGATGATTCTTACACAATTTCCCACGGGAAAGTAGGTGGGAAAATCCAAAACAAAACCACCATCTGCGCACCTAAAAATGTAGGTCGCAGTAACGAAAGCACGGGCCGTGAGCAAGCACTCAAAGAAGCCGAAGCCAAATGGATCGAGCGCAAAGATCGTAAAGGCTATGGCCTAACTGTCGAAGAAGCAACGGACTGCGAAAAACCCATGTTAGCCATGGATTATCACAAAGCAGGTCACCGTATTTCTTACCCTTGCCTCGTTCAACCCAAATTGGACGGTGTGCGTGCCTTCATAAAAAAAGTAAGTGATGATGAAGTCACTATCACCTCCCGAACGGGTAAAGAGTTCCCTGCTGATTTAAGTCACATTGAGCAATGGGCCGTTAACAATATGGAGGTTGGCTTAGTCTTAGATGGTGAGCTATACATCCACGGCAAAGAGCTCGAGGACATTGTATCCGCTGTCAAAAAGACCAAACCCTCTACAGCTGATGTTGAATTTTGGATCTTCGACTACGTTCACCCCACAGATGACTTTTATAAACGCATAGATTGGCTAAGTGACAACTGCTTCGTCGGAAATTGTGAACCAATAATTATTGTCCATACCCGTGAAGCCTCATCTGAAAAAGAACTAAAAACCCTGCACCAAGAGTATGTCGAAGAAGGCTTTGAAGGCATCATGTTGCGTAACGTCACAGGTGCGTACAAAGCAGGTAAACGCTCCCCCGATCTTCAAAAGTATAAAACATTCTTCGATGCAGAATTTATGATTCTTAGCGTCTTAGAAGACAAAGACGGCAACCCCGTCTTTCAATTAGCTTGCGGGGCTGATGGTCGTTTTCAATGTGTCCTTAAAGGCGATAAAGACGTCAACAGAGCCAAGTACATCACGGGTGACACTAATGTTATCGGTAAGTACATGACTGTGAAGTATCAAAAGAAGTACCGAGACTCAGGACTACCTCAGTTCCCTACTGGTGTAGCAATCCGAGACTACGAATAACTAATAACTAGAGGAAATACCTATGGGTTCCATAGAAATTATTGAACATGAAAAGATCTTAGCTCTACCCGAGCATCTTAACTACGACCCAATCAAAGAGCCCCAGACTCGAAATGGGCGCGAAGTATTAGATAAGTTCTGGGTCATAAACCCCAAAACCGATCAAGTCATTGGCGATGGCAAATCTCAGCACAGACCTACCAACTTCAATACGATGTGGGAAAGTTTACGTCAAGGTTTACTCCGATCTTCATTAGACCTGAGTAACGCAAGGACTAATTTCTGGGGTTACAACAACGATGCGAGTTTCCGCGCTGAAATCGTGTTACCCAACCACAACTTCGTTAAGCAGCTCAACGAACCTGCGTGCTTAAAGATCAAAGTCATTGACAGCCACGATCAGAAGTTCCGCCGTCAAATTAGTGCCATGATTATGCGATTAGCGTGTCTAAACGGCATGATCTCAGTGGCTGAGAACACTTCAATGTCTCAAAAGCACACTGCTAACTCAATGCCCGAAGTCATGGGTGCTGTCGCATCAGCTTGGCCTAAGATGTTGACTCAAGAAGCTGAGATGATGAACCACATGCGCAATGTGCATGTATCAGACGAAGCTGCCCTGGCCTTTTACAGTGAGCACCTAGCCACACGTAAAACACGCACGGGTATCGAGGTTAACAAAGCTCGCTTGAACTATATCAAGGTAATTCATGATAGCTACAAAATGCCTAACGATGCTTACAAAGTCTACAACACACTGACTCACCTCTCGACTCACATCGAGACACAACGTGAAGGTGCGTGCCCTATGACTAAGCAGCTAAGGATGGAGACTGAAATCCAATCCATTATCCGAGGTGACTCGTTTAAGCAGTTAGCTAAGTTAGAAGATTTTGCAGTTGCAGCTTAATCTGTATTGTGAAATAGTAGTTCAACTAATAAGATAGACGTTCGTTTCAAATTTAAAGGGATTTTTTTGATGAGCGATTTTTGTGACGATGCTTCAAAAACATCAGAGCTCTATCTTGCTATCGCCTTAAACAACCGACCAGCCAATGGGCCACAACCCAAAGGCTTTTGTTACAACTGCAGGGAGCCGCTCGCATCAGGGCTCCGCTTTTGTGATGAAGATTGTAGGGACGATTGGGCTATTTTATCCAACAAATAAAGGAAGCGCATGGGCCAAGAAAGTAGTTTGTGGAGTGCTAATGAAGTGAATTTCTTAAAAGATCGCTTCGACCACCTAACCACTGAACAATTGGCGCAAGCACTCGAAAGAAGCATGGGAAGTGTTCGAGTTCAAGCTTGCAGACTTAATCTCTCCGCTCGGCACGGACGAGAAAAAGCATCTATTCGACGTCGACTTGAAGCTGATAGATCAGCTTTTCTTCAAGACCCTTGTATGGTCACGCCATCTTCACGCGTCGGTGAATACTGGCCTCGCTACAACATTCCTCTATAACACTGTACGCAGTAAGGAGCACACATGACTAAGCTGACCTTCTTAGAAGCAGCCAACGGCACACCTATCGGTAAAACCTTTAGTGCGACGAAAAGCAGCCCCAACCCTAAAATCAAAGAACTCAATAGTTTTGAGTACAGCCCCACCACATTAAAAGAGCGCTACGACCTTATCGTAGAGCATGCTGCCAAAGGTCACGTCATGCTTCGTGGGAATTTAACCAAGCTCCTAGTTAAAGAAAGCCGTGGGGGTCTGACTAATAAAACTGAACCAAATTCAACCCTCATGCTTGATGTAGATAAATTAAATTTAGAAGGTTACGTACCCCCTACATCAAAATTACGGAGCTTTGATGTAGAGCGTATTTGTGAGCGTGTGATCGAGATGCTCCCTGTTGAATTCTCGCTATCCAGCTATATCGGACATGCGTCATCGTCTATGGGGCGCTCCACCTCATCTCATGTGTCTGTGCACATCGAGTTCCTTCTGGATTCACCCATTAACCCTCAAGTCCTCAAGGATTACATTCGCCACCTTAACTTTACTTGCGAAAAAATAAGTACCCAACTAAAACTGGCAAATACAAGTACGTCTACTAAATGTATCTTAGACCCTAGTGTTGCTAGCAACTCACACCTTATATACATTTCACCGCCTATATTCAACGGCGTTGAAGACCCGTTTCAAAGTCCTGAGCAAAGATTCTGTCTCGTAGAAAAGACTAATGAGCTTCTGCCCATTACAGGCCAGTTAGCCACGATGGAAGATAAGTCGATGACTGCGATACAGAACAAACGGCTAGATGCACTGCGTAGGCTCGCAACCCTCCCTGTGTATCGACCAAAGCGAAAAGACTACGTAACTAAAGAAGGTAAATTACGTGTCGTCGTCAACCCTGATAAATTCAAGCTTACTATCTGTAGCATCGACGAAGAGTTTGTGCGTTTCAACTCTGACAATTCAAATAACTATAAGTATTGGGCTCGCTTAACCTCTCCGCATATCATTCATTGCTGGAACGGCGACGATTCTTTTGAGTTTCAAAAAGCTGATCCAGAAAGTTACGCGGAGTTTATTGCGACCTACAAGACCAACATCGACAAAGTTACCAACGAGACTGCCCTAGTCTTTCGTGACATACGTACCGATAAGCACTACACCATGTTGTATGACGTTAAAGCTGACGAGATCTTGCCTGGTCTTGACGACGATACGTACATCTACGAGTCTAATATCGGTAATTTAGAGTCTTGGTTATCTGAGTATGGTCAGCCCATGCCTGATCCTATCCAATCACTCCATTATGTGTACAACCCAATGGAGACCGCCACAGTCAGACATGAACTTAATGGCCTCGTCAATAAGTATCACGCTCCCAAGCATGTCAAAAAACCCAAACGGATAGACCCTGAGTTTCAAAATATCTCTTATGACGTTGGCGCTACCGATAACATGGGCGGCACGATGCTCAAAGCTCTGTGTCCTAATATCTACAAGATCATGTGGCACATGACCGGCAGTACCCAGTTAGAGTTCGAGCACTTCATCAACTGGTTAGCTGCTGCCATAGACAAGAAGGAACCATTGCAGACTGTCTGGATCTTCTCAGGCACACAAGGTACGGGCAAAGGTTTGTTCTTCAACTACATACTGACTCCCATGATTGGCGAAAGTAATGTTGCTATCAAAGCGATCTCTGCATTAGAAGACAGCTTTAACAGTTACCTATCTGACAAGTTGTTTGTTGCCCTTGATGAGTTTCACATTACCGACTCCAAACAAGACCAGCGCACCTTCGACCAGATCAAACTCATTACAGGCGGCGAGCGTGTGGATGTACGCGCCATGTATAAAGAAAGCAAAAACATGAAAATGTACTGCAACTTTATGTTCTTCAGTAACCACGCCGATGTTGCTCGTTTAGATGATGGCGATAGACGACATAACGTGGGCTTCCCTCAAGCTATTAAGATTAAAGAAGCCTATCCCGAGCTATTCGACAACAACATCGACATCAAAGCGCTACTTGGCGATGAAGTCAGTGACTTGTATGCCTTTTTACACGCATTCGACTACAACCAGCTCGCTGCGACGACCTGCATAGAGAATGATGCTAAGCGCAACATGCGTGTCGCTGGTATGGGCGTCCATCAGAAGTTCTGCTTCGCTTTACGTGAGGGCGATCTCGACTACTTTGTCGAAAACATGAATGCGCTCAATGGTACACCTTCTCACTTACTCAATGTTAAGCAAGTTGCTGAAAAGACATTGACTAAATGGATTGACGATGCCGTTAACACACTACCTAGTGACGTATCTGTTGCAGAAGCTCACGCAATGTACTTGGTGCTTAACCCTGACAGCAACTCCACAAGTCAGAAGTTCGCCACCATGCTGACACGCAACGATGTCAACCAAGAACGTAAGCGTAAAAACGGCATACGCGCAAAATATGTTGTCACCCGCTTCAAATTCACTGACTACGATGCCACCGACTTCTTAGATAAAGCGCCCAATGTGATTCCTGCCCACAAGCGAGTCACTAACATGGTCGAAATACCCGACTTACCCAAAAAAGCTGAACCCGACTTTTAGGAGCCTGTATGGAACGCATTGATCAATTCTCAGCCTATGAAGTAAGGCATCTCATTCAACCCATTGCTCTTAAAGAAGGTGATGAAATTGCCCTACTTAACGAATACATCATCGGTGAAGTTGAAAAAGCCATGGTAAAAGACGCAGACGGAATGAAGCAGCATCTCATAAGCCTGTATCAGTACATTAACATAAAACCAAAGGTGCATTAATGGACGACTTACCCACATTCGACCCAAAAAAACATCAAATGGCCTCTAAAAATACTGACGCCCCGTTAGAGTTCAATAACACTGTGTTTGACCCTAAAGCCGCCAGAGAATCAGCGCGTCGAGAGCGCATGACCCGCCTTGACCCACTCGATGCGCCGTTAGGACTCATCCCAACCACCTCATTCTCATCATTGTCTAACTTTGAGCAGTGCCCTTACCATGTGTACCTGAGTAAAGTTGAGAAATGCCCTGATGTGTCTGGCCCCGCAGCGTTACGCGGTACGGAAATCCACGATAAAGCAGAAAACTTCATCAAAGGTGAAGGGACGGATGACGTACCTAAAGAATTGATGAAATTTGAGTCATTATTCTCTGATTTACGCGCACGCTACTCTGATGGGCAGATACATGTTGAAGAAGATTGGGCTTTCACCCGCGAATGGGAGTCGACGGGCTGGTCAGAAGAAAACACTTGGCTGAGAATGAAGTTAGACGCGCTTGACCTTGAATCACCCACTTCTGCCATCGTCTATGATTGGAAAACAGGGCGGAAGTTCGGCAACGAAGTGAAACACGGGCAACAAGCCCTGCTCTACGTCATATCGACCTTCATTAAGTGGCCTGAACTTGAGTTTGTAGAAGCCAACATGATCTACACCGACAAAGGTGAGGTTATGAAGACGGCCTACTCACGCGATCAAGCCATGTTGTTCTTTGACCGCTATAACCTTCGCTTCAACCAAGCCACCACTTGTGTTGATTTCAAACCTACCCCCAATGCCAGCTCATGCAAATGGTGTCCGCACTCAAAAGTGCAAGAAGGACTCGATAACCCTGCATGTCAATGGCGTTACGCCCCTCACTAGGAGTAAAAATTATGTCTAATTATCAAACAGCGAATGGTAGCTTTAAGCTATCGACGCGTGAATGGCCTAAATTCCGAACTAACTTAATTAAAAGTATTAACTGCTTTCACAAAGACGTTGAACAACGTGCTGTTAATTTTGCAAAAGAGTTTAATGCGAAACCTAAGAAAGTTCGACTCTATAGCGGTACGTCTTATCCTAAATTACCTTCAGGTGTTGAATACCCCCATGCCTACAGATCGCACTACTCGAGAGCGCACGTTAGTGAGCTTCTGGAATGGAGCCAAGATGCTGGAAAGTATTCAGTCAATAAAACTAAATTAAAAAAACAGCCTACTTCTAAAAACTTTTCTCTTGACTATCGCGATTGCTCTATTGAGCTGATCAATGAAAGTCGGAGTGTTTCAATTGATGTTGACTACAACAATCACTCCTTTGACACCTTTCAAGACGACCCAATCGCTGACCTCCTAGAAATGCATTTAGAGCGTGTGAAGTGGACACGCGGCACAGGTGGATTCATCTATTTTCGAAGTGAATATGACGAACATAATGAATCAACCCGCCTTTGGTGCTATGGCCCTAGAGGAAATAGATCATGAGTAACCTAATCTGCACAGGCCATGAAGGGCGCAGCTGGATCGTCTGTTGGACAATCCAAACCAAAGCCATTGGGTACGTCGATGCTGACTATTATGAAGTGTTCGAGTCCCTCGCAGAAGCAAGGCAACGCTTCGATATTATTAGCCGTAAAGATTCCACTTACGTTATCACGATCTGTGCAGTGATGCACAGTAGCGACTACGAAACCCACCCTGCTTTTGAGGAAGCCCAATGAGCGAACTAGCCCAACAAATCTATGCCACATGCGCAGCCGAAGCATTATTTCAAGAACAGAGCCAAGAACATGGCATAGCAGCAGAAGAATTAGCTTTGATCGCAAGTTTTGCTTTCATTGCTGCAGAAGAATTCCATAAATTAGAGGACATGACTCATGAAGAACGGAAGAAATACGTCACTACCTGTGCCGCTCGACTTACCGCCTCTCTTTGATCACCAGGCATCCACGATTGCGTTCTTACTTAACCAGGAGCGTGCTTTAATTACCTCTGACGCAGGTACGGGTAAGACTCGTTGTGTCTTAGAAGCCTTTAAGCAGTCAGAATCACGCCGCATGTTAGTGCTTGCGCCGTTATCTATACTCAAACCCGCTTGGGGTGACGACATTGACCAATGGACACCTGATTTAACGTGGGGTATCTCAACGTCACAAAGCGCCAAAGCGCGTCGACAAGCATTCGATAGCAAATGCGACATTGTGATTACCAATCACGATGCTGTTAAGTGGTTACTCAAGCCCGCTAACATTTCTTTGCTCCACGATTTCGACATGATTTGTGTGGATGAAGTCACTGCATTTAAGAACCCAACCTCAGATCGTAGCAGGGCCATACGCAGCCTTGTAGACCTGTTTGAGCGAAGGGTAATGATGTCAGGCACTATCACTCCAAACAGCGTGACGGACATCTGGCATCCTTGTGTGCTGCTTGACGATGGAGAACGTCTAGGTCGGTCTTTCTACGGCTTCAGACTGCAAGTGTGCACCCCAAAACAGGTGGGGCCTAACCCTAATCAGGTTAAATGGTTAGACAATGTAGGTGCAGAAGATCAAGTTGCTGCCAAGATACATGACATTACCATTCGCTATCGTTTTGAGGATTGCATCGACATTCCTGAAAACACGAACCGCATGATGTACATCGACTTGCCCAGTAAACTGCAAACGGATTACATCATCCTTAAAGAACAAGCCATATTAGAAGCGGAGTCTGGCGTTATTATCAACGCTATTCACGCAGGCGCTAAATATCAGAAATTACTCCAACTGTGTTCAGGTGCAGTGTATGACGAGAACGGGGCAACCCAAGTATTTTCTACGGCTCGATCACAATTGGTTATGGATCTAGTTGCAGAACGCGACCACACAGTCGTTGCCTTCAATTGGAAACACCAAAAAGCGGAATTGCTGAAGATTGCTGACAAAATGGGCTTTGCCTATGCTGTTATTGACGGCGAAACTTCACGATCTGCGCGGGAAAAAGCAGTCGAAGCCTTCCAAGCTGGAAAGCTCAAAGTCTTGTTTGCTCACCCTGCGTCAGCGAGTCACGGACTGACTCTCACGAAAGGTTGCGCCACTATTTGGGCCAGCCCTACTAACCGATCCGAACTGTTCTCACAGTTTAACTCACGCATCTATCGTGCTGGGCAAAAACGTAAGACAGAAACGATCACTATCGCAGCTCGCGATACATTTGAAGAAGATGCCTACAATACCTTAGACGGCAAATTAGCTGCTATGGGTTCCTTGTTGGATATTTTTCAGAAAAACACGGCATTTGCCGCATAACTAAAATATAGAGGAAGTACCTATGTCTAATTCAATCGACTTTAACGCTGCATTCACCGAAGCTGAAGCCACTACATCATTTGATCAGTTGCTCACTGTGCTTAACATGGCTACAAAAGCTGTCAAAGCTGAACGTGATCGTCTAACTAAAGACGATACAGCTGAAGTGAAATTTACAGCCGCTGTAAAAAGAGTGTCTGAGTTATCTCAACAGTTAGCTGAAGATCCTGCATTGATCGATGATTACCTTGAAGCTGCTACTGAGATGCGTAAGGCCAATACCTCTCGTCTCAACCGCGATGAAAAGTCTATCCCACAGTGGGATGCGATTAATGAGTGCTGGGAATACGCTCAAGACTTAATGAATGGTTTGAGTCAAGAAGAAACTGAAGCTGAACTTGCGCTTGCCGCATAGGAGTTAGTATGTCTGATATGACCTTAAAAGAGCTATTGAATACGGCTTTGCACATACGCACCGACAAGCAAGCGCTTGAACGTGACGTAAAAGTGCTATCCGCCAGCTTAGAGGAAATAAAAGAGCAGATCCGCACCAAGATGCACGCTGAAGGTATAGAGCGCACATCTGTTGACGGCATCACTGTATCCCTGTCTGACGCTACTGTTTATAACATAGCTGATTACGGCCTTTTCCATGACTTTATTATGGCAGAAGGTCACACAGGGCTGCTGCAAAGACGAGTATCCAACCTATACGTTAAAGATCTTCTAAAGACCTTTGATGCTATACCAGGGCTCGTTCCTTTTGCCAAGGAGAACGTCAATCTTCGGGTTGGCTAGTATCTTTTTAGTAGCTGAACTGCTATAATAATCAAGTTCGCCCGCCCTCTTGCGGGCTTACTAATCCAAAATCTAAAATAGTGAGAACTAATATGTCTAAATCAATCGTATCCTTCCAATCTGCCGACGTTATGCCTGCTTACCTTATCCAAGGTTCTAGTCTAGGTAACGAAAACGTATCCGCCTCAGATATGGTTATCCCTACCCTAGCATTAGCGCAAGCAATGAGTCCTGAAGTGGGAAAGAAAAGTGACCCTAAGCACATTAAAGGCTTAGAACTGGGCCATGTTTTCAATAAGCTGACAGGTGAGTTCTGGGACAGCGTTTTTGTGCTTAACCTCAAGTTTGAGACTGGGTTCACCATCTTTAAGAAGCGTGAGAACGGAAGTGGCTATGAAGGTAATCACCCAACTGAAGCTGCTGCTAACCAGCACATAGCAGATAACAATCTTATTGCTGAACACTACGACATTGTAGACACGGCGTTACACACTGTTGCTTTGCTAGATGAAAATGGCGAGAACCCAAAAGTAGCCCAAATCTACATGGCGGGTGCCAACAAAAAGATCTCTGATGCGTGGAATACTGCATTAGCAGGTTATAAATGTGATCGTTTCTCGACTGTTTGGGCGTTGTCCTCCGCTGAAGAGGCCAACAAAAAAGGCCAAAGCTACCAAGTGTTTAAAGCATCTATGGTAGGTTACGCTGACGAGAAATTGAACGCTGAAGCCCGCGCTACTTACTTTGCCATGCAAGGCATGACCGACCCTACCATCCACTAGGTAGTAGGTAGATACAAGCCATCCCTCGGGGTGGCTTTTTTAACTCTGGAGGAAATTATGACTAAATATGCAGCTGAAGTTCAATGCACTGCCCAAGTAGTAATTCAAGCTGAAACAAAAGAAGAAGCCCAAAAGAAAATAGAGGCTATGGGTTTAGCATCTATTATGGAGACTTGTGAGGACTCCTTTTGGGGTATTAACCACATTGATAGTGTGCAGACGTATGATAAAGAAGCTAATCGTTTTATAGCGGCCTAAGCACCTCAATAAAAGCCATCCCTCGGGGTGGCTTTTTTATAGCTGGAGATAAAATGAACGAGCATAGCTACATCAAAGCCATACACAAAATGCTTCCCTCAACTGTGTACAAATGGAAGATCAACGATAATTTTCATGGTGGCGTAGCGGACGCGTATTACTCTGGCTCAGGTGGCGACCTGTGGATTGAGTATAAGTACGTGTCTAATCCTCCTAAGCGTTCCAGTACTGAAATGAAGACATGCCTGTCCTTGCAGCAATTGCATTGGTTAAAAAGCCGTCAAGAAGAAGGCCGTAAAGTGGCATTAGTGATTGGTATGCAAGCGCCTGTAGGAATGCGGTCTAAAGATAACCTGATCATCACTGATTTTAGTCAAAAAGTGACCATAGATACCTTTAGTAGTTCAGCTATTGACAAACGTGGGGTTGCTGAGTTTATAATGTCGTCATGCCTCGAAGAAGTGGCATAGCAACGTATGAATGGGCGTAGATCCATACAACTATATAAACTACAGGAAGACACCCAATGGCTAAAGCGAGCTTACTCGTTGGAACCGATGCTTCGCCCGAAGCAGAAAGTCGAGCAGTCCAACGTATTCTCTCTATCTATAATCGCCTTAAAGCTGACGAAGGATTAAATCAAACCCTACTTGCCCAAAAAATGGGCCTCAAACAACAAAGTGCCATATCACAGTACTTCCTCGGTAAAGTTCCTTTGAACATGACTGCGGTTGTTAATTTCGCCCAGGCTATGAATGTCTCCCCTTCAGACATTTATCCTGAATTAATGGAACCAGTACGCACATCTTTTTACCCTAAAGTATCAATTGCTGTGCGCTACGCAATTAGAGGAAATCCTACCATTGACGCTATACAATCTGTTGAAGTCCAAGGAGACTTGGAACCTTACGCAGTACAGATTAATGTAGATGACTACCTACCCTACATAGCTAAAGACTCATTTATCGTATGCTCCAATCGTGTTAAACCACAATCTGGGGCTGAAGTGTTCGTAGAACTTAACGATGGAAATCGTTTTGTTGGACGCTTCTTCTATAGCGAAAAGGGAATTACGCAGATTCTGAAACTGCAAGACAATTGCATATATGACCTTCAAAGTGAAGATGTCATAGTTTGCGATATGGTGATTGGTACTCACCGCCAGAATAACTGGGAACTAAAGTAATAGGCGTAGTAATCGGTTCATTTGTAGCAAAATGGATTTTTTTTGATTATTACATCATATAAATCTAATTATAAAAAAAAGGTATAAATGTTAGTTATAAATCTGAATAACAATCAATCCAAAAAGAAGGCGTGGATGCGAGAAAATCAATGGATGTGGCATGTAATCCACACTGATACTTTTGCAATCACTAAACCTGTTTTTGGAATATTTGAAAAAATAGTAAAGTCCGAATTTAAAATATCAATCGGCTGTAATTCAACATCAACATCGCCTCAAGGGCCCCCAGTTTAATAATCGACATCTTTTTTTTTCACCCCTCAATAGTAGTTGAGCTAATAGCGTAAGTACACAAACACACTGTAGGAGCCTCCATGTTAGACAGAGTAACCATAAGTAAGTTTTCAGAACTGTCAGGCTATACAGAAGTTGCTATACGCTCTAAAATCAGTGAAGGTGTCTGGCAAGAGAATGAGGTATTCTCCAGAGCACCTGATAATAGGATATTGATAAGTCTAGGAGGCTACGAAGCATGGGTAGACCGAAGAAGCAGCAGTTCACAAACGTCAGGCCAGCGACTAAAAGTTCGATCCAAGTCGAGTTCAACTACCCAACTGCCGAAAATAGGCAAAAGGAATACATTAAGCTCGAGCCCACCCCCGCTAATTTAAAGCGCTGCTATGTTCACCTCGCTCAAATAAATGAAGCAATTAAAGCAGGGACGTTCGACTATCTCGCCACGTTCCCTAACTCCCCTAGAGCAAAACTATATTCCAATCGCCGTACTTTCGGCACCTTCTTAAAACACTGGCTTAACAACCACTATGTTATCGGCCCTGGTACTTATAAGTTCTATAAACGAATTATTGAAGGCCAAGTGCTAAAAACCCCTTTGGCTAAAATTCGTGTGGCTGATTTAACGTGGCTTGACGTTAAGGACTGGGCCTTAAAGATGAATGTCCTCGCGTCAACTCGCTCTCAACGAGTGGCTGTGCTGCGTGATGCACTTAACTCAGCGATAGAAGAAGGCATTATTACTGTAAACCCCTTGTATGGTAAAAAACTGAAAAGCCCTAAAGTTATTATACAGCCAGAAGCCACTCGCATTGAGCCCTTCTCTTGGGATGAACGGGATGCCATCATCAGAGCTGCACGTAGACAGTTCGGATTACAACTGATGTTTCAGTTCTTCACAGGACTGCGCCCAGAAGAAATAAGGGGTCTATGTTGGAGTCGTGTTGATTTCATCGGATGCACTATTCGGATAGACCAAGTAATCGTTGATGCAAGCCCTAATAAATTTCAGCCTCCTAAGTCACAAGCCTCTCTTCGGACAGTCGATTTAGTTGGCCCTGCGATGCAATGTTTACTTGCTTATAAAGAGTACACCTTTCTTAGAGCGTTAGCGCCTAATGATATTGTGTTTACAAATCCAAACACGGGCAATCCGTGGAGTTCGACTAACAGCATACGTGATCAATGGGTTGATGTACTTAAAAAAGCAGGAGTGCGCTACAGAGTCCCTTATCAAACTCGACACACTTACGCATCGACCATGTTACAGGTTGGAGAAGACTTAGAATATGTTGCGCAACAGATGGGGCATAACAACAGCACAACCACATTAAAACATTACGCGCGGTTTGTTCAACAAACAGGTGCGAGGCACGGGTCTAAATTAGAAGAAGCGTATCAGAAACAAATAGGGAATTAGGTACGTAATCGTGTACCTTTTGTCCACTTTCTGTCCAGTCTTAAAATAATATCCTTATAAATCAAAGGGTTGTATGGTGCGGACGGAGAGACTCGATCTTCTTGTAGCCTATATAAAAACTATATAAATCAATAAGTTAAAACAATCATTCTGTCCACTTTTAGGGTAGAAATGGGTAGTTTCTGGTTAATTTGTCCATTTCCCTGTCCACTTTTTTAATGCAAAAAAAATGTGTAGGTTTTATGTACAAAAAAAAGTAAGCTATGTTTAACTAATAGGGAGTAATAATTATGGGATTCTTTTCATGGCAATGCGCCGAATGTAACGAGTCGGTAATGAACAAGTGGAGTCACCAGC